AGTGCGCGAGAAATGATGTCAATCGGGGCTGTCATGTCTGCTCCAGGGTAAACACTTGCGGTTTCCAAGGAGGCACAACAGAATTCGACTTACGCGCCAGTTGTTCCTCTAACGCCGATTTTATAACATTTATCCCGTCTTTGTAAGACTCAGCTTCAATCCAGCCCGCAACCATTGCCTCGGTCACATCCACAAAAGGCGTTTTTAAGGTTGGTTCGTTAAAGTACCAGTTGCCTTCAGTCTCTACTGATTCATTGTCTACTTGGGCTGTCACATGGTATTTCGCATGAGTAATTAGCCCATCTATAGCAGAAATATCAAGAATGTTCCATGTAAAATTTGCCATTTTATTTAATTTAAAAATTATAATTTGATAGCTTTTAATTCATCAAGATTTGTCGCAATATCAACCAATTTAGTAATATCACGCAATCTTTGTTTTTCAGAAATAATGGATGAAGTGTCTGCGTTAATTTCTAATGCACGTTGAAACGCTACATCTTGCGCCGCAAGCAATGGCTCACGTTCTGCCCGCAAACGAATTTTTGTCAGATTTTTGGCTTTTTCAAAATTGATAGTAATCATGCCTGATACTCCCATGCGTCAAAAAATGTATGGTCTTTTGGCAAATCAGAATAATTAACAATTTTATAAGGTTTGCCCATTGGAACATCTTTATTGGCAATTTCTTCAATTGTTAACCCACATTCTAGCGCAGGAATTACCAAAGCTACGCTACCATTATCGTTTGGATAAATAATAACTTGATTCATAATTTTCCTTATCTAATAAATGCAACATATGCCTGAGTAAAGTCTCTGGGGCTTGCGGTGTAATCATTTGTTTGAATCTGGCAAACTGTTGTTGTTTTGTTTGTGGGCGCACCATATTGAGTAGTAGTAACCACGGCTCCAACAAAAGAGGCATTACCCGCGCCGCCACCACCAGCTATACCAAAATATGCCGCATAGTTAGCATCTGGGAATGTAAAAGAAAAATTTACTGTGTAATTACCCGTGCTGTTTTTTGTAATTGATGTAATGCCTCCAGAAGCATTGATTGTTGCTGGTGATGTATTTCCATTAAATGTTGCCCATGCTCGGCAACCATACACCGTTGAAACAGACCCATACCCAGAGTTAAGTTGAAAATTTTGATTTGTATCTAAAATAACTCCTGTTGTCCCCGCGCTTTTTAATGTTAATGCAGTAGCAGATGCTGAAGTAATTGAATTTGCGGTAAGAGTTGTTCCATCAAACAATAAATTAGCAGAATCAGTTTCAAGACCTCCTGTCGTTGAATATACAACTCGGCCTGATGTTAATGCTGTATTTGTTAAAGTAGAAAATTTACCCGCAGCAGGAGTGCTGCCGCCAATTGCCGGTGGATTTGCAAAATATGATGTAAAACCAGCGCCTGAAACGGTGCTAGATGCGCTTAATGTTGTAAATGCCCCGCTGTTGGCAGTTACCGACCCGATTGTTCCTGGTGCGGTGTAAATGCTTGATGCAAGCATTGTGCTTGATACAGTCCCCGTATCGCCGGTGGTGACCATTGTTCCCGTAGTAGCGGGCACAGCAATATCAAATGTGGACGCAGTGCTAGGGCCATTTAAATTTATTTGGCCACCAGCGGGCGATTGAAAAACTAAAGTAGACATAATTTATACCTTTTTATTACTGCTCTTGTTTTATCCAAGACAAAGATGCTTCGTCCCAAGTGTAATGCCCGTCAAGAGGCATAGCAGTTGGAGCATCCCATAGGCAAGTGTCTTCGTTCAGCGTCCAGCTTGCGTAGGGCTTGGGTGGAATAAAAGCGTCACGGTTACGGTCATAGGTATATCCAATACCTGCGTAATTTTTACGCAGTGGAGTACCGCCATTTGCATGAACGCCACCATGGGTGTTGTAGCTAGTTTGAATCCATTCGCCAGGGCTTGTGTCCACAAATGTTTGAAAAAACTCAGGTTCAGCCACAATGACTTGAACCACTTTGCCGTCTGTTACTTTTGCAAAATGTGCCATGTTTTTAAGCCGTATATGTGCCGCTAGATGTAAAGGTGTGAATTGTGTTTCCACCAGAAGATGTTACCGTGCCACCTGTACCACGTTGAGAGCCAGCGTAGCTAATGATGACAACGCCTGAGCCGCCATTGCCTCCCGTTGTGCCTCCGCTGTTAGCACCACCGCCACCGCCACCGCCAGTATTTGCTGTTCCGGAAACTCCATTTGCGCCGCCAAATACACCGCCAGTACCACCGCCGCCTGTACCGCCAGCGCCATTTGTAGTTCCGTTAATTCCACCTGCGCCGCCGCCACCTGCGTAGTAAACAGAAGAACCGGAAATAGATGACGTAAGACCAACCCCGCCTGCGCCAGATGTGCTGCTTGTTCCAGCAGTACCAACTGCACCAGCACCACCGCCACCGCCAGTACCAAAATTAGCGCTGCCAAAACTTGCGCCACCGGCATTTCCTTGACCAGCCGTTCCTGCGCCACCGGCAAAACCAGGCGCGCCAGCACCTCCACCACCGCCTGAACCGCCAGCCGTACCAGCGGATGCGCTTGAACCACTAGCACCACCAGCTATTGCCGTAATGCCGGCAAAAACGGAATTATTGCCACTTGTTCCTACAGTAATACTTCCAGTTCCACCGGCTCCAACAGTAACCGCATATGCTGTTCCAACAGCTAAGGTTAATGCATTTCCAGTCAACATACCGCCTGCACCGCCACCGCCGCTTGCTATTCCTGCGCCGCCACCGCCAGCTACAACTAAATAATTAACTGTATATCCGGTTAAAAGTGACGCCCAATATGTTCCGTTGTATTCTTCAACCGCTGTTTTTGTGCTGTTAAAACGAATCATCCCAGTTGCAGCAGTAGGTTGTTGTGCTGTAGTGCCAACAGGCAATGTCAATGCACCTGTACTGTTTAACGTGACATTTTGGCTGGTGTCTACAGTAACTGCCGTGCTTCCATTAGTTGCAACAGTTACCGCGCCATTAGATGATGCTATTGAAACATTGGATGTTCCATTAGCGATAGATGTTTGAGTTCCACCGCCAGATGCGGCAATCGTAATTGCTCCGCTTGCATTAGTAATGCTAATCCCAGAACCAGCAGTCAATGTGGTACGGGTAAACCCTGTGCCATCTCCAATGTCCAATGCGCCATTGGCTGGCGTGGTTGTAAGCCCCGTGCCGCCATTAGCAACAGCGACCGTTCCCGTTACGTTTGCTGCATTACCACCAATGGAAAGGCTAGAAGCCGTGCCGGTCAATCCTGTGCCAGCACCCGCAAACGATGTTGCACTCAAAACGCCCGTGCTAGGTACAAAACTTAGCTTAGTTGATGCTGTTTTTTGTGGCAAATTGCCGGTGGTTGTCGTTACCCAAGTTGGATAAACAGACGTTGCTGTCGTTGTGTCGTCAGTAATCGCCGTGTTTGTGGCGTTTGTAGCCGTAGTCGCCGATATTGCGGTGCTTGCGTTGCCGGTCAGCGCTCCAACAAATGTCGTGCTGGTGACCGAGGTTAGCCCCGCAATTGTGGTGACCGTACCGCCCAAGCTGACCGCAGTCGAGCCGATGGTGATGGACGAATTGGTCAGCGCCGCATTAGGGATGTTGGTCAAAGATGCGCCCGAACCGCTAAACGTGGTGGCAGCCAATAGTCCGGTGCTAGGCGTGTATTGCAGTTTAGTGGAACTGGTGTATTCCGTGGAAATTGTGCCGCTGGTTTGGTTTGCAAACAATGGATAACGCACCGACGCGGTTGTCGTATCGTCCGTTACCGTTATGGATGCCGATGCCGTAGACCATGTCGGAGTGCCCGAGCCAGCCGAGGTTAAGACTTGCCCAGAAGTGCCTGCCGCAGTAAACGCATAAGCCGTACCCGTGCCGTACGCCACCGCGCCCGCAGTCGGAGTTGTTGTAGCATTTGTGCCCCCGTTTGCAATTGCAAGTGTTCCTACCACGCTACCAGCCAAGACATAAGAATTGGATTGGCTAACGTAAATCGCCCCATTGGGGCTGTTGGCATATGCAACAACACCAATCTTAACGGGATACCCCGTCGGCGGGTAGGTGTTCATTAGCTGACCAGCAGAGTACGGGCTTACATAAACCGTATCCCCGACCGTCATGGAGCCAATGCTCAAACCATTGATTAGACCGGCAATGACCACATAACCGGCTGTCGCGCTAGGAATGTCCTGATTTGCCAATCCGATAGCGTTTCCTGTGGTTTGCGTATCTGCTTTTGCCAATGCCACCAAAGGATAGGTAAATCCGCTAGAAGTTGACGTAATGTAGACCGGTGCGCCACGGGAAATTGTGCTTCCGGTGTTGTTGTAAACCTTTAGTTGAGTCTCTTGGCCGACGTGGATTGTGTTGTTCGTTACGTCATTAAAGTAAGACAGCGCTTTTTGCGTGGAGTCATACCAAACCCGACCTTCCGCATAGCTTGGCGCAGACGTTGATGTAAACACGCCGTAATTGCTGACGGTTGGGTTAGCTAGGGTGACTGCGGTCAGCGTGGATGCCGTAGCGCCAAGCGCAATTGACGTGCTGCCAATGGTCAGGCTTGAGTTAAGCAGGCCGCCATTGGGGATACCGGTAATGTTTGTGCCGGTCAGCGTCGGTGTCGTGGAATAGCTTGGCGTTACCCCACCTACAAGTACGCCTGTGCCCGTTCCAAGGAATGTCGTTGACCCTGCGCTTGTCTGATAGGGAATAGACCCTGCTGCGCCGCCTGCAAGGTTTGTGGCCGTTGTAGCGGTAGTGGCCGACCCTGCCGTAGTTGCTGACCCTGCGGTGGTCGCATAAGTCGCGGTGGCCGCATTGCCGTTAATCGAGCCGCTAATCGTGTTCGTGACTGACAGGCTAGTGGAACTGAGCGTGGTAAACGCGCCGGTAGATGGCGTGATATTGCCGACCGGAGTGTTATTTAGCGAGTTAATCGTGACCGAAACACCGGTAATTGAGCCGCCAGTGATGTTGACGTTGTTGGATGCGAAATTGTTAAATGTCGCTAGTCCGGTGCTTGAGATTGTCGTGAAAACGCCCGTCGATGGGGTCGTTGAGCCAATTGGGGATGCGTCAATCGTGCTGCCGACAATCGTGTCTGAATTGATAGGAGGGGAGAAAAACTCCCCGCCTGGGCCTACTAAGCCGACACAAACGCCCGTCTCACTAAAGATGCCCTGCACGGGCACGATATTGATAGTTTGCGTAAGTGCGGCAGAGGTCATTTTTCAAGGGGCAAAGCCCCGCCCTTTACGATTGGTCTGCCACAGGTGTGACGTACACAAGAGATGGGCCAGCCGCCGCGCCAATTGCTCGGACATAAAACGGCGTGGTAGGCACAGCAAGAACGATAGGCGAAGTCATGCCCGCGGGCAAAACGTAATCGCCATTTGTTCCGCTTGTAGGCAAAACAGCAGCGCCCACACTAGAGTCGCCCCATTTAACGGCAACAACCACCGAGCCAGTATTCAAAAAACTTGCGTAATTGACTTGGTCGTTAGTGCTGTCATCAATGAGGGTAGCCGATGTGGACGAAGCCGTTACCGACAGAGCAACGGTTTGCCCTGCTGTACGGATAACGGATGTGCTTGCCATGATTAGGCCGCATTCACAGGAACAGGGCCCTCAACACGGTGAACTTTGACATAGTAAGTTCCAGCCGCTGGCGTGATTGCAGTTGCGCCGCCCGATGTATTTTGAAAATTGATAGTCAAACTGTTGTCGGTCACCACATCGGCATTAGAAACAATCACGTCCTTGGTTTGTGTTCCGTTAAATTGCAACACGGTCACAATATCGGTAGATTTCAAACCAGGGATTGCAAACGACTGCAAAGATTGAGTCGATGCGGTAGTCAAAGCGGCAGGAGTTAGCGACGGGCCCATAACAAACTGTTCCAGAATGTTGCCCCGAGAAAGAGTCGTAGAAGACATGGTTTTCCTTTAGTAGAGGATGATTGAATTGTAGCCTAAAAGTAAAAAGCCGCCCACCGAGAATCCCCAGTAGGCGGCTCCAATTGTCTTCCCCGCTTATGGCAGGAAAGTCAAATCGTAACCGTAAACAAATACGTCACAAGTCGCGGCAATCGTAGTACCCACGTTAACATAAATGTTGGTGGGGTTAGAAATGGCGGTGTTGGGATTTGTTGCATCGGTCAGCGTCACATAAGGGCCACCGGTATTGCTAGTCAAAGCAGCGGTAGTCAAAATGGTCGAACCTGTTGCGCCTGGGCCGGTGTATGCACCAACAGTAGCGGTAGCAATAGTGGTCGTGGAACCGCTAGAGTTAAGGCCATTGGTAATGATAACTTTGGTGGGCACAAATTTGCTTACATCCAAAACCACCATCGCGGTATCACCGGCAACGGACAGGTTAACGGATTGTGCGGAGGCAATCAAACGCAACGCTTGGTTTGTAGCCAAGTTTTGGGGATGATTGCTGACTGTGGTTGCTGGGCCTGGATTTGCCATGATGTTTACTCCTTAAAGTTAAGCTGCAACGCGGCAAGCAAGTTCGGGGTACAGCGGTGCCCAGCCATACAACACGTCCAAGCGAGTCGGAATCGAATCGTTGTTGATGGTGTATTGGCGAACCACGCGCATGGACAGGCCGATTTCCTTGTCAGAAGCACGACCAGCGAAGTGAACGCCATCAGGCAGTTCCAAGTCAGCCACAGCCAAAGTGAATGCATTGCGGTGCATCACGATGTTCTGAGGAGACACAGTACCGGTCTGGTTGAACGGGGTCACAGCAGCGGTCGAAGACGTAGCCGAGATGTATACGTTTTGGAACTGGCCTGCGGAGATGACAGCGGGGCTGACGGTCACCGAGGTAGTACCGGACGTTGCAACAGTCACAGCAGAGGTCACGACAAA